ATGCAGATCAATACATTAGACGAGTTAGAGCAGATGCAAGAGACCCGCTCTGTCAAGTCCTTGAGGCAGCAGGAGTGCCCGTAGAGGACGACGTAATGTCACCCACTACCAAGGTATTCTCCTTCCCTATTAAGTCTCCTGAGGGGGCTGTGGTGGCCTCTGAGATGGGTGCTATGGAGCAACTTGAGCTTTGGGAGATCTATCAGGACTTCTGGTGTGAACATAAGCCGTCAATGACGTGTTACTACCGTGACGATGAGTTCCTTGAGGTGGGTCAGTGGTTGTACAACAAGTTCGACAAGATCAGTGGCGTAAGCTTCCTGCCTTACTCAGAGCATACGTACCAACAGGCTCCTTATGAACCTATTGATCTGGAGACGTTTGAGAAGTTGAAGGAGGAGTTTCCTGAGACCATCGACTGGAACATCTCTGAGAACTCTGACATGACTGAAGGGTCACAACAGTTGGCTTGTACAGGCAACAACTGCGAGTTGTAAACAAAAGGGGGCCTTAGCGCCCCCGTATTTACTTAGGTTATATTATGAACATCAAACGTGACATTGAGATCCGCATTAGAGTACTTGAGAACAAACTACAAAGGTCTATACCTGCTGCTCGCAACAACGAGATTAGAGGTGAGATCATGGGTCTGAAGTGGGTGCTAGAGCGTATCTAGCGCTCTTCTTTGTCTTTCATTAGATTACCTGTCAACATCCCAGCGCCTCCGGTTACTGCCGCTGTATCAGCTATGTTGCGACTTACAGTAGCCCTATCCTGTGCCGTTACCGGGGCCTGATAGTCACCTATTGCACGACGTTGATAGGCCAACAGACTTTCTCTAGGTTGACGTTCGATTCCTGTGCGTCTTCCTAGTTCTTTTACAGCTTTTTCTTCTGTTTTTCCTTCTACTGTTTTTCTCTTCTTTGATTTAACGCCTTTTCCTTGTCCAATCTTAATCTTTTGGATAGGAGCGACGTTTAACAAAAAGTTACCACCGGGTGGCGTAATGCCAAACATGTCGTGTCCATCATGAACAAGCCCGTATAGGTCTTTGTTTTTAGTATCTACTACTACTAAATGACCCACACCGCCTAACTCCTGTGCTTCCGATACGTAGCTAGTTTTTAACTTTAGGACACCGTCTTTTGTTTCTTCAACTCTTGCCGGACTTACTTTCATTTTTGGCGTCTTAGTTGTCTTTGCTTTTTCTACAGCATCAAACACAGGCTTTTGGTTTTTACCGCCAGCTAAACCCCTTTGGCTTTTGTTTTTATAGGACAGATAACCTTTGAATAGCTCGTACCCATTCATTTTTCTCATGTCTTTCGGCAAATGAACAGCTATTTTAGGGACATTTTGAGTGTTAAACATGTGGGATAACTCAAGAATTTCTTTGTACTGGTCTTTAGTTAGCTCATCTGTTTTATAGATGGCTTTCATGTCGTCTACTCTTTTTTGATTAGACAATACACGAGCCGCCATAGAAGAAGTCTTTCCGGAGAGACCTACTGACTGCTCCCCTAACGTACTAGAACCAGCCCGTGGGTTTCTTACGACAACTGTAGTGGGTTTACTTCTTCCTGTAACTTCTTGCGCTTCAAACACAGTTTTCATCATGTCGTCAGCAATGTCTTCAGGTATGTCAAAATCAGAAGTCAACCCCTTTTTAACCTCTAAAGGCTTGTCAGAAGTAGTAGTCATCCGTGTTTCAACTTGATTTAAGGGACTAATGTCTGAAAGAGTTTTGTCAAACGTGCTTCTATTTTCCTGTTGCGCCCTCATGTAAGCACTGGCTTTTACATTAGCCTGTGAGGTACTTGGGTCTGCTTCTTGAAGTTCTTTAATCCTACGCGCTCCTGTGCCTTTGACCCTAGCGTTAGCAGCGGCTTGTGGACTTAACATTTGTTTTGCTGCGTCTGGAACAGCGCCTAAAGCCTCTTTACCAAACACGTAAGCCTGACCTAAAGGACTTCTTTCGTAAAAACGGTCTAAATAGGTAGGTACGTTTTCAACAACAGCGTTTAAAGCACGTCCAGCCAAAGCAGGTGCTCTTGTCAACATTCCTCCGGCAGCAGCAGGAGTGCTTAACTCTTCAGCGGCAAAGTTAAGAGGAGCTAAGGCGTCAACCGTAGTTGTTTCTACGGGCCCAAAGGCGTTAGGGCCTCCTCTCATGCGCTCTACACGAACAGGAGCAGTGCCAAAAGGTTTTTCAAGTAATGGAGTAGTGACAACAGCGGCTTGACCCCTAGCTTGCTCTCGTGCAAACTTAGTAGTTCTAGAGGCCGCTTTGCGTAGCTCTAAGTAATCATTGCTCATTCTCAGGCTCCTGATTTACTTCATTCAGCATCTGCGCCAGCATTACCTTGTCAGCACGTAGGGTTGCCATAGTCTCTGCGGTCACGTTAGCGCCTTGGATCATTTTGTCAGTAGACTTAATCAACTCCCGAAGAATCTCCGCACGTCTACGCTTACGTGACAACCGGGCAAGACCTACGCCTACTCCAGTTCCTGCGGCAACAGCAGCAACTACGGGCATACCACCGACCGCAGCAGTACCAGCAGCAGCAGTAGCACCAAGGGCCAACGGTGTAGTAGGGAAGCGGAGACCAGAGAAGTCTTCGATACCTTTGACCGTACGTCCCAACATGGTCTGGTTTATTGCCTTACCTGCCTTGACATCCAGTAGATTCTTAGCTCTGAACAACATAGCCATACCGTTGATAAGACGATAGGCTTCGTCATCTGGCATCAACTTAAGGAATGCTTGGTTCAGCTCGTCCCTTACGTACTTACCTGCTACTTCTTTTGCACTAGCTAAGTCAGGGTTCTCAAGACCTGCTGTGGGCTTCTTACGGAAAATCTGCTTGTCCAACTGACGACGCACCTCTAGGATGTCTCTGGCAGTGATCTTGCCACCTTTGGACGCCTTTTCGTTGAGTCTCTTGACAGCCGTGTCGATCAACAAGTCTACCTTTTTCTGTGCGTCAGGCATTAACTCAACGTAGTCATCAAGGTCATGGAAGCCAGCCTTGAGTTCTTCTAGAGTGCTAGACAGGTCAGCTACGTCGGTCTTAGGGTTCTTAGACCGCTTGATGTACGACTGTAGGTCTGCCTCATGTTTAGCCAACTGACCGTCTACAACCTTAGCGTTGACAGCGGGGTTTCGGTCACCTTTGTACTCAGGGAGTTTTGCCAAGTAGTCAATCACGTTGTCTTCGGAAGGCGACGGTACGTACACGTTACGATTCATTGTCCCTGTAGGCTCTACAGTTCCCGGAGCCTTAACGTAATCTTCAGGTAGTAGACTATCTGCTACCGCCTTACGTTCTTCCTCTAGGACAGCCTGTGTTGCTCTCCCTGAGGCCATACGCACTGAAGCAGAGGGTCTAGGGATGGACGGAAGTGCCATCTTGGGTCCAGCACCAGCAATGTTGAGGAGGGCTTCAGCAGTAGTAGCCTCCTCTGGGTATGCCTGTGCTAACTCACCGACCTTTTCCATTCCACGCTGAAGCATAGAACCTTCGTACGCCTCTGAGACGCCACGTTGGACAGCCTCAGGAGTGTACCTACGGTAGGCTTCTCCTGCTACTTCTCCTAATGTCTCTCCAGCGGCCCCAACACCAGCAGCAAGCGTAGTGCCTACTCTGAACTTACCGGGCAGTCTTTCGACATCTCCAGCAATAGTAGTTCTGTAACGCTCACGGGTCTCCTGAAAACGCTCAGGTGTTTCCGCAATCATCTCTCGCATACTCTCAGGTTCACGAGGGCGAGGAGGAGTTATAGTAAATGTTTCTCCCTCAACAATACCAATGACTTCTCCTGTCTGTTTGTTAGTGGCAGTCTTGAGCGGCAACCATTGTTCACCGTCCCAGTATATTTTCTGTCCTGTCTGTGGATGAGTCGCTGTCTTCATGTTTTAGTCGTCCAATTCAAAACCTTCGGGAAGTACTGCTGCTGCTTCTTCTGGCTCCTCTGGCATAGTTATGCTTGGGAAGCTGGTCATGTTATCTTCGCCTACACGTTTTGCAGTATCAGTTCTGACCTTGTTAAAGCTATTCACAGTCTCCACCATAGCACGTCGTCGGATCTTCAAAAGGGAGAGCAAAGCTTCTTGCTGTGTAGTAATGTCAGCAGCAGCAATCAACTTGGCGTACTCTCTATCCGCGTCTGACAAACCAGTGCCTGAACCAAAGTCTTTAATCTGGTCAGCAACAATCTTACCTGCTTCTGAGATAAAGGTTTCAGCATTGGTAACCGCAGGGTCATAGGGTAGTCCAATGAGTTCACCAAAGCGTCTGAGGTTTAGCTCTACGTTAGCCGCAAGACCCGTAGGCATGCCGCCTTCTAAACGTCCTGTTTGTCTGTCGATCAACTCAATCATATCACGAGCGTCTTGGGCCTTAGTGTTTAGCTCAACAAAGTTACTGACGTTGGCTTCTGCCATCTTTTCTGCACCAACTTCTTGACCTTTGTCAATGACTTCTTGAACCTGCGGAGCCTTACGTATCAACCCTAGCTCACTGGCCTTGACGTATGTGTTAGTCTGGTCATTGTAGACTAAACCAAAGTCGTTGACATTGACGGCCTGAATTTTACCTTCTGAGTTCTGCCAAGCCTCTAGTTTACCTGTTCGTCCCTTAAGTAGAGCGTCTGCGTCTTCAGCCGAAAGGTCACCCATAGCCGTAATTTGAGCAGGAGTAAACCCAGCCATCTTTAGTCGTGCTTTGATGACCTGTGGGTTGTCCAGAGGCAGTTGCTCAATCTGAAACTCTCGTACGTCCTTGCTGATAGCACGTAGTTCGTCCATGTCCGTAGTAGACCTTGCAGTCGCTGCTTGATCCGTTAGGCCTGCTGCTTCTGCTGCTTGAGCTACCTGCTCTTGAAAAACACCTAGTTGAGCCTGTGCTGCTCCTTGTGCTTTCAAATCACGCGCTGCTTTTGCATACTTCACAGCGTTTTCCATGTCTCCCTGATCTTGATAAAACTTAGCTAACTGAGCCAAACCTTCTGGAGTATTAGGGTCCATCTCAGACAACTGTTGTTTCTGTGTTTGAATCTGCTCTTGCTTCCTAAGTTGCTGAGGCAGTGTCGCTGCACCACCAACAGCAGACAATAGTCCACCTTGGACAGAACCCATTGGGCTTGCCATCTGTCTTAAAAATTCTTGTGAAAACTTAGCCACGATTTATCTCCTTAATCAAACAGCCCGCCAAAAAACTCACGAGTATTGTCAAACATACCACGAGCGCCGCCTATAATGTCTTCAAGTATGTTACCACCTGATCCACCACCTTCGGGCACAGTAAACGCCTTGTCCAGCATACGTCCACCTACTTGACCCAAGAGGTTCGCTCTAGCACGTTCCATAAGAAGTTGTTGCTCAAGGCCTGACATAGCCGTTTCACCAAAGAGGCCAGCACCGTACTGCTGAAGTCCTGATTGAAACTCAGCCAGTTGTTGAGACGGTTGAGTAGCAGCGAGTAGTTGTGCCTGAGGTAGATAACTAGCGCCTAGGTATTGTTGACCCAGTTGTGCCTGCTGCATTTGCTCTACTTGAGCCTGTTGCATGGCCTGTACAGCGGCTGTGTTCTGTGCCTCTTCCTGAGCCTTAGCCAACGCCAGTTGCTCTGGAGTACCGCCAAACTGTGCTGTTTGTACACCCAAACGGCCTTGAGACGCCAAACGCTCTTCCAAGGCTAAACGCTGTCGTTGCTCTTCAGGGGTCTGTACAGCCCGTAGACGTTCAAAGATCTCTTGTTCACGTCCTGTAGTTGGCTGTTGTGCCTGCTCAAAGAACTGCCCTGCTCCACCAAACAACTGTTGCTGCATGGCTTGTTCTTGAGGAGACAAACCTAAAGTTGTTGTAAACTGTCCAGTAGTAGGATCAATTTGTGTACCAAACTGTCCTCCAGTAGCAGTAGTGACTGTAAACGGTCTAAATTGAGTTTGGTCTAGACCCATCTGGGCAATGTCTAAGGCTCCCGGTACTTCACGTCCACGGACAGTAGTGCCAACTAGAGCTTCTTCGCCAATGTCCGATAGTCTATTATATTCTTCAGCGGTCAGCAAACCACCAAGAAACCCCGGTATAGCGACCTCTGGTTGTAATAAATAATCTAAAAGGCTCATTCATATTCTCCTAGTTAAAGCAACTTACCTATTAAGGCCATTACGTTAATCTCCTGTAGTGATAATTGAGACCCGTCAATATCGGCCTCTAGTCCAACTACTATACTTGTGCCATATCCTGTGGCGTTTAAACTTTTCTGGTTTGTCAAAGCACCACCAGTAAACTCTACGGCGGTAAACTCACTTACACCAAAGAAACCAGTAATCTGGTCACCTACTGTAAATTCTGCTGTTGCGTACGAACTCTTGAAGTCATAGGCCCACTTAAGGAATACTGTGGCGTTGTTAGCACCAACTAATGTCGGCTTCAACTTCTTCAAGATCTTGATTCTAGAGCTGTCGCCAAATGTCAAGCTTGGGCTGTAGTACTTAAAGCGGTAGGGGCTGCCGTCGTCTTGGTAACCGTCGTACTCGCTGATTCCCTTAGACGTTCCAATGAGCAACGTACCGTCTTCTTTTCTAGTGTACGAAGTAAACCCTGTAGACACCCAACGTGTTACACGATATGACCCATTTTCTGTTGTTCCTCGAACGTCGAAGCAGTAGGTTACGTCCTGACCTACAAAAGTCAATAGGTAAAAACCTTCTTCTGGACTATAGACAGACCTGAAGAAATTATTTTCTGTCTGTAGTGCAGCAATAATGTCCTTGGTAATGTTTCCTGACAGACTGCTGATAGGCAGGGACTTCTCTTGTATTGTCCTGCCGAAACTCTTGAGTCCGGTGTGTGACAAGAACAGTACGTCCGTACCGGTGTACTGAACAGTGTCTCTGTCTACGCAACCTACGCCAGCTACAGTGTCAGCCAGTACCATAGTAGCAGGGGCTTCTGCTCCTTGGTACGCTACAATACTATGCTTACCGAAGATAATCAACATACCGTTATGTGCAGCTAGTGAGACAATCTCGTCGTAGCCGTCAGGCCAGACCTTGGATATGTCTATGGACCCGCTAGTGCCTCCTGTCCAATCATGACCAATCAACAGGTCAGACCAGTACACTACGGACTTTTCGTTAGCTATGTCAGCACACCACAGGCGACCGTAAGCAGACAAAACCTCGTTAGCTTTTGGAATGTCTCCTGCTGCTGACGCACCTGTAACAGTACTTAGCTTGACTACCGACCCGCCTGTAGTGTCGTACACAAGGGGTTCGTAAGCTCTCTGGAAGAAGTAGATTTTGTCGTTAAAATTGACCATCTTCCAGTTGTCAGCAGTGATTGTGTAACTGCCGGGAGTTTCATCAGCTAACGTAGTCGTACCACTGATAATCTTGTTGTTGCCCACAGAAAAAACCTTGGTGTTTCCTGCGTTGTCCTTGAACTCCTTTATGGAGCGTATAGAGTCAGACCCAAGGACAGTCTTGTTTGTTGTTACGACAGTGTGGCCCTTACGTGCAGCAATACGACCACGCTTGTCAATCACAGCGTTGTCTGCGATCTCAGCAAAGGATGGGTCCTGTGCCAACGGCGAGTCTTCGGTGTTAACACCTTTGAACGCCGGAGCAACAAGATTAATACTCTTAAGTTCTTGAGCCATATTAGATAGTCCTAAATACCATCTCTTCGGGGTGTTTTGCTGCGTCTATAGCAATAGCGTCAGACAGGAACTTGTCAGCAATAGCAAAGTACTCAGCAGTAGAAGTACCGCCTGTTTCACCACGCTCACGGGCCAACAAAGCTACCGCAAGGTGAACTACAGGCATCGCTGGTACAAGTAGTACGTCTGTGTCGCTAGTCAAGTCTGCCTGCCGCTTAATCACGTCAAACCGCAAGCTGTAGACACCGTCTGGTGTTGGGCTAACGAGTACTTGCGTGTCACCGCTAGAGTCAAGGCCGTTGTACGTGTAGTACCGTGGTGCTCCTTGGACTTCTTCGGCAATGTACAGAGAGTCGTTAAACCAGTCCTTAGTCTGATAAGCCATGAAACAGTTTTGTGTGTCGTTGATTACTGACATAACTTTTACATTGTCGTCAGCGCCAGTTAAAGAGTAACCGTTGTCAGAAGCAGTAGTAGACACAACAATAGTGTCACGTAAGGCTGACCAGTCGTTAGACTCTTCTACTATCTTCTTAGCGTCATTAATAAAATCACTAACCATCTTGCTGTACGTGTTGGAAGTAACTGTAGAAACTTCGTCTTCCCGAAGTCTACGCAACACGTTGTTCATTAGGTTTAAATACGTCATGCTAACATTCCCGGTTTTCTAGGGGGTTTCTGTGGTGTAGTGGACTGTCTGTCCAAAAA